AAGGTAAATTTGAAGGCAAATCCTGGACAGGATATACAGACGGTGATCAAACTTGGAAACCATTTCGCATCCCTTATAATGCGAATTCAACGCCCGAGTATGATGTTACAACACCTATGAATTTTGATCTTGCTGAACATGCTGAAGCTATCGGGATGACGGGTTGGGACTGGCAAAATTGTGTTAGCCGTTGGGTCGCTTTTGATTTCGATGCAATTGTAGGTCACTCAGATAAGCATAGTTCTAAACTAAGTGTTGAGGATCTTGTACGAGTGAAACAAGCAGCCTGTGATATACCGTGGGTGACTGTGCGTCATTCAACAGGTGGACGTGGGTTACACCTGTATGTGTTTCTTGATCCTGTATCTACAGCCAACCATACAGAACACCAAGCTTTGGCACGTTCTATTTTGTCCCTGATGTCAGGAATTGCACGTTATGATTTCGCATCCAAGGTTGACATTTGTGGTGGCAATATGTGGATTTGGCATCGTAAGATGCAAAAAAGTCCACAAGCTTTAGACCTCATCAAACAAGGTAAAATACTTAAAGAAATACCTGCAAATTGGCGTGACCATATAGCTGTTATGAAGGGTAATAGAAAGAAGATCAAACAACGAATACCAGCATCAGAAGAATTACCAGAATTACATGAAAAATTTGATCAAACAGCTGGTCAACAAAATTTAATTGCTTTGGATCTTATACACAAAAAGTTAATTGATTATCTTCATCAAAATTGTTCAAGACAATGGTGGTGGGATTCTGATCATCATATGCTTGTCACACATACGTTGGATCTGAAATCAGCACATGAGGCTCTTGCCTTCAAAGGTATTTACGAAACAAGTTCACCTGGTAATGATGCTGAACAAAACTGTTTCGCTTTTCCAATGCGACAAGGTGCTTGGTCAATCAGACGTTATTCATTAGGTGCAAGTGAACATGCATCATGGGAACAAGATGGTCGTGGTTGGACTAAGTGTTACTTGAATTATGAACCCAATCTTAAGATTGCTGCTCTTGCTCATGAAGGACTTGAAAGACCTTCAGGTGGATATGCTTTCAATTCACTTGCTGACGCAAAAGAAGCTGGATTAGCCGTCGGTTCTGAAATCAAAACACCAGCAGGCATGGACGGTCGTACTGCGACCATCAAAATGCATAAAGATCGATCTCGAATCATTGTTGAAATTCCAGCAGAACATCATGATCAACCAGGAGACATGCTCAGTTGGTTACGTGAAAAGAATAAGTGGGTAAGGATCTTGAATGCAAATCTCAGTAACGAAGGTGAAGTTGAAACAGAAAGTGTTGATGATTTCTGCCGACATATTGTTACACGTGACGGCGGAGATGCAGGTTGGATGATTCGAGGTGATGAATGGTGGAGACAAGAACCTTTGACACATGTTAAACTGGCTCTCAAGACACACGGATACAATGCACCAGAAGTTGATAAAATTGTTGGTGGAAATGTTTGTAAACCATGGCTCTTGACCGTTGCACCCTTTCAATCAGAATATCCAGGCGATAGACAATGGAACAAGAACGCTCCACAACTAAAACATGTGCCTAGCAATAATGATACCCTCTCTTTTCCTCATTGGCAAATGATCTTAGATCATGTAGGCAAGGGTTTAGACGTTGCTGTAATAGAGTCAAATTGGTGCACAAGCAATAATATAGTCTCAGGTTCAGACTATCTTAAATGTTGGGTTGCTTCTTTGTTCCAATATCCACTTCAACCTCTTCCGTATCTATTTATCTTCTCTGATAAACAGAATACAGGAAAATCCATCCTTCATGAGTCTTTGAATTTGCTTTTCAGTCCCGGATACAGGCGAGCAGACCATTCGCTTGGTGGTTCAATTTTCAATGGTGAACTTGAAGGTGCAATTCTTTGTGTAATAGAAGAAACCAATCTTGCTACAAATAAAACAGCTAATGCAAAGATAAAAGATTGGGTAACTTCACCTATGTTACCTATACACAAAAAAATGTTGACACCTTATGAGGTTATAAATACAACTCATTGGATACATTGTTCTAATTTCAAAACAGACTGTCCTATATGGCCAGGTGATACACGTATCACAATGATAAATGTACCAGAACTTCCTGTTAATCCAATACCAAAACCAGTCTTTATGGAAGTTTTGGCCAAAGAAGCACCAGATTTTCTAGCTGCATTGCTATCACTAGAAATACCAGCTTCAAACGATAGGTTAAGATTACCTGTTCTCAATACACAACAAAAACTTGAAGCAGCTAAGATCAATGAAAATTTAGTTGAAATTTTCTTACGTGAAGCCTGTCATGAAGCACCAGGTTACATGATCTCGTTGGCAAAATTTGCAGAAGCATACATTGCATGGTTAGACCCCAGCGAACGTATTGGTTTGACAAAACGTAAAATTAGTTCATCTATGCCTGATAGAATTCCTAAAGGACGAAACCCTTATAATGCAGCATGGTCCTGGGGTAACATATCTTTCAAAGTTCCTGATGAAACTCGATCACCGTTAATTTGTTTTGAAGAAAAACTCGTAAGCAAGGAAATGTAATGAAATTTATTACACGTTGGAATGGATCATTGTTTCAGGGTGTAGGTTACTGCAAAGAACCAGGTTGGTTTAATGTATGGTGTGGACCTTTTGATCTTGATTGTTTTAATTTTGAAACATACAGAAGTGTAAATCTTAGGATCTTCTGGTGGTGTTTTTACTTGAAAAAGGATAAGAAAACATGGAAATAATTTACGTAATGGGTGTTACATGTGTAGGTAAGTCTACTTTCATGCAACGTTCAGTCGACATCATGGGTAACAAGATCGGACTCGTGGAAGTCGGCAAGGAAATGCGTAAGCGTTATCCTCCAGAACGATTTCGTGGTCAAGCAGCAATGGCTGACACAGAAGATGAAATTTTTGAAATTTACACCAAACAATTAAAATCTCAGTTGGATAAAGAAATTATCTTAGTTGACGGTCAACCTCGTTTTGAATCTCAAGTCCCAAGGATCTGGAATCAACATCCTGAAATTTCGAAAAGTTGTCTTTGGTTGCATATTTCTGATTGTGTGATACAGGGACGAATACGTGAACGGTTCTCTATTGAAGATCCAACTGACTGTTTTGAAAAAGGTACACAAGCAGCAAAACGTGATCTCGCACAACAACGTGTGACCAATGACAAGATTCAACTGTTTCCTGTTCTTTGGTTACTCATAAGTCGTGGTGTCAAGATAACACCACTTGAACATCTTTCCGATTTCAATCATCGACTTTTCTGGAAAGGATACTGATGATAAGAAAACCTGATGAAGTCACATGGGCCAACATAGGCAAATCATGTTTGTTGGGTTGGGTTGGGACAAACAAGAATTTTTTGTTAACCGAATTACTTTGTCCATTTTCCTTGGTTCTTTGGTTTTAAGGTGGCACTTTGCCTGAATGGTGTAAGAACAACTCAACCAATCAACGGAGAATACAAATGTTGGAATTCACCTACGCAAATGTTCCACCACCCGCTGCAAGAGCACCCGGAAAACTCAACACCAACCGTATCCGGCTCTGGTGGGACAACGATGTGCTCAAGTATGATCGCCGCTACGTGAGCAAAGATGGTAGCGTGAGCGATAACCCTATCGAACACACTTTCACCGGAACGTCAGTGCTCCACGTCGCCAAAAATATCCACTGGGGCTGCTGTGGCTGGTCCGCTGGTGGGCACCAACTCACCCAACTGCAAGACCTTATCAGGGAAACCGTCGAACCGGATGCAAATGGAACTCACTGAATTTGAAGAAATTTGTATGCTGAAAATCGTGCAGTACCGATGATTAAAATAACAGTGGAAGGAACAAAATGTCCGACGATTTTCTGAATGATTTATTTGATCTTGGATCAGATAACGATCTCAAAGACACAACACGTAAGTTTCAAAAGGCTCCATTTGGTTGGGTTGGTGGAAAAGCCAAGAGCCTCCCAACCTTGATTCCAATCTTAAAAAGCCATTTATGTAACAAATGGATTGATGTCTTTGGAGGATCTGGTATCGTTTCTTTGAACATGCCCGATTGTCCTTTAATGGTATTCAATGATGCATATTCAGGGATCGTAGATTTTTATCGTTGCTTACAATTGGGAAGTATGACACAGGATCTTATACATCAACTTGGTAATTTACGACACCCATTATCTCGTGAAGAATGGGAGCGATGTCGTGCAACTTGGTGTGAAACAGATGATCCTGTTGAACGTGCAGCTAAATGGTATTATATGATCCGTTGCTCGGTCATTGCAAAAGGTCAATGCTTTGGACGTGCAACGAATGGTATACCACCTTTTAAGATTCCCAAATCACTTGAAGTATTTGAATCTATTCACTGGAACATTCGTCGCTTCCAACTTGAAAATTTAGATTTCAAATTGATTCTTCGTGACTATGATAGTGAAGATGCTTTGTTCTATCTTGATCCACCATACGTAGGTACTGATCCTGGAATCTACAAAATAAAATTCAAGGAAAGTGATCTGCGGGAAATGTTGTCAATAATTGGCACAATGAAAGGCACAGTCATTTTAAGTGGGTATGATAGTCCACTTATTCATTCAATGCACTATTGGACAGATCATACTAAATGGTCAGCAAGTGTATATGCTGAACCTCAAGCATACCATGAAGAAAATTACAAAGCTGACAAACAAAATGTCCAAACTATTGGTATATCAGAAGAACACCTTTGGATAAAGGAAGCATAATGGCTGAATCAATGCAACATCTTAACCAGCATCTTCTGTGTTCAATTGATACAGAATTAACTGGTTTACGTCCAGGCTATCATGAAATTGTGCAAATATCTATTTGCCCTCTTAATGCAAAACTTGAACCTTCAACAGTTTATCCTGTTTTTGATATTTATCTCAAACCAAACTATCCTGAGCGTATCGACTCCGAAGCTCGTCGTAAATCAGGAGATGTTATTCAAAAAGCTCTTGATACTGGAATGGATCGTATGGCTGCTGCGGATCTTTTAGAAAATTGGAATACAGAACTTCATCTTCCTGAAAAGAAACGAATTGTTCCACTTGGTTTCAACTATGCAGCTTTTGATAAACCCCACATCCAGGAATGGATTGGTTGGGAACACTATAATGCAATGTTTGACTCCAGGATTCGAGATTTATTTGTCATAGCTTGTATGATGAATGATTTTGCAGATTTTAATGCAATGGAAATACCATTTCCTAGGTTAATGACACTGACAACCGTGGCTCGTCGTCTTGGTGTTGATGTTGATGATCTCAGAACACATGACTCATTATACGACTGTGACATAACACGTCGTGGTTATGTAAAAACTTTAACAACTTTTTTTAATCCGGTGGTATGATGGAACATGAAAAACCTTGGTGGGCACCAAAAATGAAGTCTATAGTGAGAGCTATACTGGCAATCATGCTCACTGGTGCAGCAATTGTGTCAACTTTTTATTCTAGCTTAGCTTCTGAAGCTTTGTACGGATTAGCTGGATCTGCGATCACATTCTATTTTACTGAAAACGGAGACTGAGCATGAAATACATCTTCCACAGTCCTGTTAACTTCGGTGGCGGGGAGTCACTTGAAATCACCTATGATGGAAGTGGTGATCCTATGTACTTTGGTGACAAATAGAAAGAGCAAAATGAGCATCTTAACAGGTCGCGAGATCATGCTACATGTGCAGACAGGTGCAATAGGAATTGATCCCTACAAAGAAGAAAACATTGGTCCAAATAGTTACAACTTAACACTCTCACCTGTATTGAAAGTATATGAAGAAGTTGTACTTGATTGCAAACACGATAACCGAATTCGTAGAATTGAAATTCCTACAGAAGGTTATATTCTGCAACCAGGAACCCTGTATCTAGGAAAGACACAAGAATTCACACGTACAGACAAACACGTCCCCATGATAGAAGGACGTTCATCCTTCGCCCGTTTGGGTATGGCCATACATGTGACTGGTGGGTTCGGAGACCTTGGATTTCAAGGTAATTGGACTTTAGAAATTATCGTGATACATCCCTTACGTGTCTATCCATACATGAAAGTATGTCAGATATTTTACCATGAACCAATAGGTCCAACAGACATTACCTATGACGGTAAATATCAAGGTGATCGAGATGTAAGATCAAGTCAGATACATACTGAACTTAATCCTCAGGAAGAATAGGAATATTAAGTTTACCTTCAATTCGAGATAAAGATTTCCGAATCGATGCAAGCTCATTCTCTAATTGTTGCACTCTTCGTTCACCTGATGTAGCATACATACTTTTTTCACGACTAGCATCTGAAAAAGACTGAGATGCTATTTTTGCAATATGTTCATCTGATATTCGAAAAGCCAAAGCTGTTCCTAGGTTACTGATAGCTAATGCTGTCAGTAATGTCGTAATCCATTTCCACATAACTAACTCCTTATTTGAATCTTTATTGGTTGACATAAATATCCTTTTCTTTAATTTTGAATTTTAAAATAATCCTTTTGGACATTCACGTTTTGCCCTAAAAAGAATTCGAATGTGATCTTCAAAGTCACATCCAATTACTTTACAACTTTTGCCTGTAAATTTCTCACAAGTTTTACAATACTTAAAACGATCTTGTATCTCAGGATATGTTAAATCTGCTGTTACAGGATTATTCCTATTAAAAGCTGTAAGCATTCGTTGTGCATAGACACCATTATCCATATTGCCTGAGTCTTTTCATATGAAACCAAGATCGACCACTAGGAAGAGTCACAGGTACAGACTCATCAGTAGCAACAGGGAATACACGTATTCTAAGAATATCACCTTTTTCAACAGCTAGTACCATACTACCTGTAAGAGTGATAACAGATGCTAAATCTTCAGCATCTGAATATTCCAAGTCACGTTTCTTCACACCGTTTACTTGGAACTCTATTCTAGCACCACTTGTAGCACCAGCAGATAAACCACAAAAAACTTGTGTGCTTGGTTTGCCTCGTGTTGTTAACGGCATCACATTCCCTCTACAGTTTTGAGTTTTGCAAAACTGTTAAGTTTAGGTACAGCTTGCTTAATTGGAAGAATTTTTCCTATTCTTTGTGCTTTGTACCATTTATCAACACATTGAGAAAGAAAAGCTTCCCATTTAGCAGATGCAGCTGGAAGT